TGTTACCCGGAATTAAATTTTCATGAAAAATTTATTGTAATTTTTTGATTCTGATCTATTAGATTTAAAGAGTCGAAGTTATCAGAGAGAGATAACAACATCTTGTCTAAACATTAGGCTATCTGAGAAAAGGTATATGCTTTCAATTGAAAGTAAACCCCTCCTAAAATATACTCTATTTATTAATACATGAAAAAAAATACTTATAACATAACAGTTAAGCTATGTAGTATCTTATATCCAAATATTAATGTTATAGAATATCTAAACCCTTATTTTAAATTATTTAATAGAATGGAAAAGAATAACGGTATAATTTATACAGTTAAATTTTTTCAAACAGGGAAGATTACACTGTACGAGGTACATGTGTGGTAATCCCTTATTATTTAATAAAATAAAATTAGGAATAGATCCTGATGGGTGACCAATAGTGTTTGCTTTTCTTAAAAATCTAAACAATGGATCTTTAGAGGAAAAAAAGTTTTTACTAACTATTTTATCCTTAACAAGATCTATTATTCTAGATAACAAAGAAAAACAAAAATTAATTCCTGATTATGATTCAATATCAAAACCTTCTGGAATGAAAAAAATCATTCCTTCTGGTTTTATTAAAGAATTTGTCAGAAAGTTTAATTTAAATTGTGATTTGCCAAAATTTGATAAAAAGAATATTTATTTATCAAATAAAGCTGGTCCAATTGGTAAAACAACATTAAATGCTTTAAGCACCATATGTAGTTTATCATATTATACCATTCAAAATTTATATAAACTTACTGACGAAGAAGGGATTAATTATTTTAATCAAAGTTACAAATTTGCCTGAGATAAAAAAGATAGTAATATCAATCTTATCACGGGTAAACTATCATTTATATATGATCCAGAGTGTAAGCTAAGAATAGTTGCAATAGTAGATTACTATACGCAATTATTCCTAAAACCTATCCATGAAAAAATAATGAATAAACTTCAAAATTTTCCACAAGATAGAACATATACTCAAGATCCATATAATAAATGAAACGATGATTTAAATCAATATTGATCACTAGATCTTTCATCAGCTACAGATAGATTTCCGATTAAACTTCAGAGAAGACTTTTAGAACATATGTTTTCTAAAGAATTATCTGAAGGTTGGTACGGATTACTATCAAGTAGAAAGTTTAAGACACCCGAAGGCCATATGATTTCTTACGAAACCGGACAGCCTATGGGTGCTTATTCTTCTTGAGCTGCCTTTACTTTAACCCACCATTTAGTTGTACACTGATGTGCACACTTGAATGGTATTTATAATTTTAAAGATTACATAATTTTAGGTGACGATATAGTTATAAAAAACGATAAAGTTGCTAAATTATATAAAATTTGAATTAAAAATTTGGGTGTAGATTTATCTGAGGCAAAAACACATGTATCTTACGATACTTATGAATTCGCTAAAAGATGAATCTGTAAAGGTAAAGAAATTACTGGTATACCAATATCTGGAATCATTAATAACATTAATAATCCTTTTATTGTTATGGTAAATCTTTATGATTTTTACAAAATCAAAAGAAATTACTTAAGTTCTTCATTGAATTTAACCCACGTAGTTTTGAAACTTTACAAAGGATTAAACCGAAAATTGAGTACTAAGTATTCAAATTCTAAGTTTAATATGAAAGTCTCTATTTTCCATAAATCACTAGACCATTGTTTTGGTTATTCAACAATTGACTCTCTAAGAGAATTAATTGCAAATAATATTAACAACGATTTAGTGATGATACCTAACGATAATTTAATTCATTCATTACTTAATGATATTATCGGACTAGGTATAGGAAAAACAGTAAAAAACAGTATGGTAAAGTTAAATACATTAGTTGAATCAATCATATCAAATAAAAGTTATTTGAATGAAGATGAAATTAATAATTTAAAGTATTACCCTGTTTTTACAGGTGTAAATAATTATCTTAATAATTACAAAGATCAAGTTTCAAATTGACAAGTAAATTCTGTTAATTTTAGACAAAGATCTAAGGAATTATTAATGCTAAATATTGATAATATATTTAATAAAGAGAGAAATAAGACTCTTGAATTATTAAATACAGGAAAAATATTTAAGTTGGGATTTGATGAAATTAATTCTACTGATGAGATTAT